CCGTGTGGTGGGAAGCGAGAAATGGCAGGTGAAATCGACAGTGGCGCAAGACCTGGGACAAGGGGCGACAGGCACGACGAGCACGACGCTCTCGGTGGAGGCGACGGACGAATGCCCGGCTCCTTTCTACGAAGGGCGCATCGAGACGGAAGACGGCACCATCTATGCCAGCGGCACGTCATCGGGCACCACAAGCGGTGAGAACCACCTGGCCCCCACTGAACCAACTGACCTGTCGGGTCACTAAGAATAATGCTCCTCCAAGATGGGTTCCGCTCTTGACATAGGCGAATTGTTGAGTGACATCACGTTCCCGACTGTCGGGAGCGGAACTGTCTCTGTGCCGGAGGTGCCATCAGGCAGGGCGGCACAGAAGGATCTGTTTGCTGTTCAGAAACGCAAGTCTTGGGATAAGTCCCATGAGGCGAGGTGTGACTTCACCTACAAACTGGCACTGACGCGGCGCTCGGATGTGGACTTCGTATCGATATGGAAGAAGTCGGTATATGGGCGCACGCTGACGGACATAAAGGGTGACCCAGCCATGGTGGAGTTCTTTGCATCGAACATGACACCGGTAATCAGCGAGACTTTAGGCTACCACCTCGCCAGTGGCTCGTGGGCAATGTGCACCTCACCGAAGCGACGCCATAAGGTGAAGAACTTCGCCACATTGATTAGTGAGCGTATCGCCGCCTCGCTGGGCATACCGTTCTACGAGGACGTGGCGCTGTGCCACACGAAACAACGAGTGAACGCCACGTTTGAACTGAATGTCCTGCCGCGTGAGGCGAACATAATAGTGTTTGACGATTTCGTCACCACAGGGCAGACGATGGCTGCAATGAAACGACTGCTTGTCTCCGCAAACAAGAATTGCGTGTTTTACTCAGCAATCAACAACAAACTCTGATAACTCACTACTGAAAACTCATAACTCACAACTGATGACTCACAACTGAAAAAGCATGGATAACAATTTCACAAAACAAGTTCAAGAGTGGCTGAATACTCCTGCATCACAAAGAGACTACAACGCAGGGGCGATGATGCTGCTGAAACTCACTGGCAATAAAATTATGCATCACAATCTGATGCTGCGCCCATGTGAGAAGAATATGCTATTTATCGAGTATCAACTGAAGAAACGCCTGGACTTCCGCCTGCGACAAATGACGCATGAGCAGGTGGAGCAGATGCAACTGCAGGTGGACACCATCGCCAAGAAGGTTCTGACACCGAACAGTGGTGAGAAGTTCAAAGCAGGCAAGCGTGATGACCATGACTCACTGCCTGACGAGATACAGGCTCTATACGTGGAGAACCTCTCGATTGTGCAGAAGATGCGAGAGCTACACCTGAAACTCCGCACGCTGTCGCTGGAGAATGCCACTTGCCCGGACAGTGAAAGATACCCGTTCCTCAAAGAGCTTATCTCTCTGGACAAAAAGTTGCACTCGAACTGGGAGGTCTATGACTACTACACAGGTGCTGACGGTGAAAAGGTGCTCACTGAAGACCTGCGTGAGCAGAGCCGACAGGCGGTGCGGATGATTAACCTGAACAAAGGTAAGTATGCCAAGAAGCCCACGGAGGAACTCAAGTCTAAGATCCTCACGTGGTATGGCAAGGTGGTTAATCCTACTGAAAAACTCACTGCTGACCTGAAATCTCTTGGCATCCTCTAATCGCCAGTGAGCAGAACTAACGCAACTCATTACTGACTACTGACAACTCAAACATTGTGCATTATGCATTATGAATTGTGCATTTAGGAAGTGAGACGTGATGCCGACATATCGGATTATCTGAAGCCTTTACATGAGAACCCCTATCAGGCGTATCTCTCAAACGCACTGCAAGTGGCTGACATCCTGGACTGGGTTTTAAAGCAACTCGGCCGGTGTGAGGTGTGGCAGACCTCGTTCTCAATCAGCGAGGAGTTTATTCGACGTCTCTACTTCATAGAGAAATCGGGACTAGTGACGAAATTCAACCTGGTGCTGGATCACAAGGCCACGAATAAAACGCTGAAACTCTGGGCGTTCATAACGCGGGTAATATCGACTACCTACCTCGCTGACAACCATAGCAAGGTGCTGCTCATACGCAGCGAGCAGGGCGAGACAGTGAGTATCATCACATCGCAAAACCTCACTCGTGGCAACCGCTGCGAGAGTGCGGTGGTGACGACTGACACCAATATTTTTGACACGCTTTTTGCTCAAATAGATGACTTGATCAAAAACCACTCAGTGCCACTGAATGACCTCTTCACCCAACGTCTGACAAACTCAGAACTGAAAACTGATTAGTTAAAACTCATGGAATATACTGACTATGAACTTGAACAGGTTGAGAAGTTTGCCTCAATATACCTGAAAATATCTGACATGGCAGTGATTCTCGGCATACCGGCAGAGTCGCTGCGCTCGGACATCGCAGACCACTCGACAGAGGTGAGTATGCGTTACCGCAGGGGGAAGGCTGCTTCCAAAGTGAAACTCCTCGCACAGGAGATGCAGCTGGCGCAGGTGGGGTCGCCACTGGCTATTGAGAACACGCACCGCAATCTGCTCGACATGGAGGACGATGAGTGATGAAGAAGCAGATTAAGCCATTGGAGGCGTGCCGACTGGACTTGTTCACCAGTGAGGATGAACTCAGGGAGAAATACTCGGAACCGATAGTGCTCAGGGTGCTTCGCATCCGTGAGGAATATAACTGGTTCCTGTCTAACCCTGACGCTAAAGACCGGCAGTTTGTGGAGAATGTGACCTCGCGGTTCGGACTGAACAAGACGCAGGCTTACAGTGACCTGGCAATCGTCAAGGCACTGCTGCCACACCTATCGCAAGCATCGCGTGACTTCCACCGCTACCGCTACAACGAGATGATTCTGGAGACGTTCCAGATGGCGAAGAAACGCAAGGATACGAAGACGATGGAGAAAGCGGCTTCTTCCTATGCGAAGTTCAACCGTGTGGACCTGGAGGATGAACAGGCAGTGCCCTATGACCTTATCGTGGTGCAACCCTTCACTGCCACCGATGACCCTTCGGTGCTCGGCATTAAGCCTATGCCGCGTCTCCAGGAGCGCATCCAGCAGCTTCTGCACAAATACAAAGCAGAGAACATCGACATCGAGGACATTGAGTTTGAGGAGGCTGACCTTGAAGAAAAATCACTATTCCCTGAAGATGGAACAGCCAAAGAAGAAAATATACTTTAACACGCCACAGAGGCTGACGCAGCTTATTGGCGCCAACACAACAGTAATTGTGGCGGGGCGACGCACGGGAAAGACGGACTCGATTGCTTCGCCTTTCGTACTGCGTAATATGCAGCGGATGCCTGGCTCAACTGGCGGCATTGTGGTGCCGACTTATAAACATGGTTTGACAAACACAATACCTGGCTTACTCGCAGCGTGGAAACGGTGGGGCTACATCAAGGATGTTCACTATGTGATTGGGCGAAAACCTCCCAAATCTTTCGGGAAGCCCATAATAGAACCCGCGGAATATGAGCACGTGATAACGTTCTACAACGGCTCATGCGCAATTATTATATCGCAGGACAGGCCTGGCTCGTCGAACTCGCTTACGCTATCATGGCTGCTTGTAGATGAGGCAAAGTTCATTGACTATGAACGTCTGAAAGATGAAACGCTGCCGGCAAATGGCGGCATTAAGTCGTACTTCGGACACCATTCGTTCAATCACTCCGTAATGATCCTCTCGGATATGCCGCAGACGCAGAAGGGCTCGTGGTTCCTTCACTATAAGGATAAGATGGATGTGGAACTTATCGAGACGATAAAGGCGACCATCTTTGAGATATGGAAGACCAAGCAGCGCATTCGTGAGCTTAACACCAAAGGCGAGAATGTGCCGAACTACCTACGCCGATACTTGCGGCAGCTTGACACGAACCTTAACAAGATGCGCTCTGTGGCTGTGTATTACAAGGAATATTCCTCCATCGAGAACTTGCAGTTGCTCGGGGAGTCGTACATCAAGCAGATGAAGCGTGACCTGACACCTAAGACGTTTCAAACTTCGATTCTTTGTCAGAGGATAGGCATAGCGAAGGATGGATTCTACTCGTCGATGCGTGAAGGCCATAAATACAACGCCAGTGATTTTGATTATCTGGACTCGCTGGGCTATGAGTTTAACGACAGTCAGATGGACTGCAGAGCGGACAAGGACCTGAATCCTTTTGCCCCTATCTGCATCGGAATGGACTACAATGCAAATATCAATTGGATTGTGGCGGGACAGCCTCATGGCAGACGCTTGGATGTAATAAAGTCGTTCTACACTAAGTTTGAACGGAAGATTCCGGCGCTGATAGATGACTTCTGCCGATACTATGTTCATCACCAGAATAAGACGGTGGTGTATTACTATGACAGCACCGCATTGGGCGGCAACTATGCCGTAAACGAACAGGACTTCCACTGGGTTGTGTGCCACGAGTTTGAACTTCACGGATGGCAGGTGGAGGACATAAACCTGGGAAATCCTATGCGCCACGATGAGAAATACTTGCTGATAAATCAAGGGTTTGCCGGGAAACAAAGGCTGATGCCGTTCTTCAACCGCCAAAATAATGATGACCTGATCCTGGCAATTCAAACTGCCGGGGTGACACGAGGACGCAATGGGTTTAGGAAAGACAAAGGGGGCGAAAAACTCGCAGAAACAGAGGAAGACCTCCTCCAACATCGTACCGACGGCACAGATGCCTTCGACACCCTCTACATAGGATGTGAAAAATTTCCTTACAAAAATGCCTATGGTTTAAGTTCTGTAGGAGTTTTCTGATTAAGAGAAATGCGAAGCATTCGCTAAAGTCTGCGCTTGTAAGTCGCTGGCCGCAGGGCGTAGCTCTGCGCTCAGCGGTGCAAGCTATCAAGCAGACTTTGGCAACTTCCCTTACCATGATGGTAACAACATATCAGGATCGGGAATTCTGTAGCTATTAGTGTGGCAATTGTATGCACTAATCAGGTAAGTGTATTCATAATGTGTTACACTTTGTCGATTTTATATAACAAAATTAGTGTCTATTTTTCTATTGAATACTAAACTTTTGTAAAAATGTCGTGCCAAAAGCAATATTGACACGACATATATAATAAAATGTGTACTGTTCTTATTCGATTTCTTTATTGTTACGATAAAGTGTTAAGAACTCTTCCATATTTTTCATTTTAAGTTTTTTTGCTACTTTCACTTTTTTGTTAGTTACTGAAGCAAGGTTTTTATATTTCATGCAAATCATAATACCTTGCCTCGGAAATCCCCAGCAACAAAGAGCTAAGATGAACATTTCATCATCATTCAGTTTCCCTCCTGCCATATCTTGAGCTTTTACTAGGATGTTATCAAAGAAATCATTTGTTATAAGATATAGATTTGACCAATAATAGTTGCTCTTAGAAAAACGATTCGGTAAAGTCATTGATGAGTTGAATATTTTAGTGAATGTCTCTGGATTACGCTCATAAGAAGAATTGAGTAATTCACGAACAACATTAATTTGCTCTCTAATCACCGACTTCATCTCATTAGACCGTTTCTCTTTCTCTTCCAATTTAAGTATTTGTTCATTAAGCCTCTCACGTTCTTGATAACCTGATGCTATAGACTTGTTTGCGTCCTCAATTTCGCTTTTT